AGATTTACCGTCGCCCTGAATACGAACATACGGTGCAGATGAGTATCCTAAACCACCTAACGTAACATCAATTCTGTCTACAAACCCGTTTACGTCATATTGTGGTTCACCAAAACCAGACATCTTACGAACTGGAATGTGTGTTGGCGTTAAAAACTTGGTAACATCACCCGCTTCGACTCGATACATAAATTTCCAAATATAACCGTCTGATGTTTCAAACGCATTCGTGTCTGTTCCTGTTGGTTTGACTGTGCTCGCAGATGGAAGATCAGAGGATGCATCACCTCTTTTACCATTACTGATACATTTATATACGTTATATTCATCAGTTATAACATAGAACCTAGCAGTCGATAATGATGATGCACCTCCGTCTGGTGCAATCAATCTTCCGTTCGCATTAGTTTGCCCATATAAATCATCATATTGAGCGTATACTGTGCCTAGTGTCCAATTATATCTTGGTGCCATTAAGACCGCATCATTTGCATTTATTCTTTTTACAAACAATGTGTTTCTATGAGACGTGTTTGAGTAAGCCACAGAGTCAACAGGTTGCTCTGGGTTTTCCTCACCATGAGGTGGGTTCTCGTCCCATTCGAGAGTGCGGGAGACAAAGAAATAGTAGTAATCGTTTTCGTTGTAAATGTCACGATAAACGCTTCTTGCTATTTCTTGTCGCCCTTGCGATCTTAGAAGAAGTGGCATGTTATATTACGATACAGTAACCGTCCAAGTGATAGTCATGCTGTCTGATGCGCCCTTGTTGATAACATCAAACACGGTGCGACATAGCATATCACCTGATGTTGAAGCATTGAAAATTCCTGCTTCTACAACAGCGCCAGTGCCTTCGCCAGCAGCGAAAGTCGCAACATATTCAACAGCATTAGCAGTTGCAGTTGCGCTTGTCAACGCCTTACGCGAACCGAGCATCGCTCCAACGTTAGTATCCTCGTCATCTGCAGCAGTATTACTCGAACCGACTGCCATGTGCGACATGACATTCTTTGAAGTTCCAACCATACGCGATGCAATATAGTTAAGACCAGTGTCAACAACAAGGTTTGTTGTTTCGATATCGTGCTTGATTTCGCCCGTTACTTCGTCTTGAACGACGATGCGAAGTTTACCAGTAGCACCTGCGATTTTTTCTTTGAGATTCATTTGAGTTACCTTCTTCTAGTTAAAAATAAACGGCTTGACCGACAAAGTCTGAACCAAAATCACCATTGACATAATCTTGAGTGTTAATAATTCCTGAATCAGTTATGCCAAGCATGTCCCCGATTCCTTTATTTATAATCATTCTTGAACTCTCATTCACTCCAACCATATCAATATGCGGAATTTCGTCTTCGATGAAAATAATTTCTGAGGTTTCTGTGCCGTCTGTTTTAGAGACTTGTAATACCCGATTATAATAATCCAGAGTCGTAGCAATTTCTGTCTTATTTAGAAGATTGCTAATGATAGAATCGTCAGAAATAATAAATGAATCCGTCAGAGTCGGAAACGCAGTTGTAATAGATTTAGCATCAGATGCAAAAATAGTTTCTGACAATACTTTATTAATTACAAATCCAGGATTTCCTGTTGTTGTGCTGGCAATATCTGTGATAGATTTACCAAACACAAAATTATTGATGGCGTCAGATGAACTATACGAATCTGAAACATTTTTACCGAACGCAACTTCAATCGTTTCTTCGGAATCCCAAGCAAACTCTGTGCCGCTATATTCGGGTGTCGCCCAGAAATCTCTGGTAACCCAAATTGGATCTTCTACTAGAGTTTTACTGAAATCGACTTCAGTGGTATGAGAGGTGTAGAACGCATCATTAAACAGTCTGACATATTGAACAACTCTGCTGAAGGAATCGATCAGAGTTGTTTCTTCGTCAAACTCTCTGACATATTGCACAACACGATCAAAAGAATCGGTCGACGATATTTCTTCATTAAACTCTCTTACAAATTGAACTACACGATCGAATGAATCGCTTAGAGAAGTTCCTTCATCAAACACTCTAAAATATTGCACGACACGATCGAAAGAATCGGTTGGTGTTGCAACATCGTTAAACTCTCTGAAATATTGAACAACACGGTCGAAAGAGTCGACCATAGAAGTAGCATCTTCTTCGGTATCATAGAGTCCCTTGTCGTAAAGTAAATCTATTGAATCTGACAGAATTGCGAGATCAGAAAGAACCTTGAAGAAGTGTACTTTAGTAGAATCGGTTTCTCCTGATGCATAATCATATGGAACGTAATCAGGCACAGCATAGGAAGATCTGCGTCCATCAACATTATCTAATAGAACCTTTTCAAAATCAACAGATCTAGTTTGGTCATTGATCACCGTAATGTCACCAAAGAATTCATTGAGCACTAGGATTTCTAGAACACCAATATAATCAACCATATCGATTGTCTGTGTGATGAGCAATTCACCAAATACCGCCATACCAGCAGGATGCACAGTTTTATTAATTATTGGTAACCATGTATTCGAGGTCACGCCAGATTTAATTACGTAGGAATAGTTCTGGTAATAATAATTGTCTTGTAGTTTGTTGATGTTCGACAACATACCACGGGAATCTTTAAATCTACCTGCCTTTACGAGAACGGCACCAGTGGTAAATGCAAGAACTGCTTCACATCCATTTGGAGATATGATGGTTGTTTGGAATTGTTCCTGCTCGAACTCGAATCCTGTATTGAAGATGGTAACAGCAGTAACGCATCCAGATTCATCAATGGATGAAATTCTAATCGATGCTCTGTTATCGCGATTGACTCTAATATATTCATCACCAATATTGAAGAATGGATCATTAATACCATCAGCAAATCTTTCGGCATCATATGTTCCATACTCTAGTGGATTTGCATCGATAGTATCGATAAGAGTGTCTGTGACAGCAGACATCGGTGGATCTATTACGTATTGACCGATAACACTTTGTTCGTCGATTTGATAAATCTGTCCGACTCTGAATCCACAATCGTCATCGACGCCATCACCATCACAGGAAATAACTTCTACTGTGGATAATTGACGAATAACATAACCATAAATCGTATTGGGATCTGATGGCAGATGAATATGCGTTCGAATAGAGTCTGTAGAAAAGACTACTTCAATACTTTCTTCTTCATTCTCATCATCATTTTCAATATAACCAGATCCACCTTGGATGACAGTAATCGTATCAACTTCACCATTTACAATGTTTGCACGAAGAACTGCACCTGATCCATTTGTGCCAGTTAAAGTTATTTCTGGGGCAGCATAAAACCCTGATCCACCAGAAACGACTGTTACACTTGTGATTACTCCACTAGTTATGTTTAGTGTTGCAACTGCACCTGCACCTGGAACTTTTAGAGGAGAATTCTTAGGAAGTGATACATTGAGTTCGTAAATTGCTGGTAGAGTGTATGCTAGTTTCTTTACGCCAGTTACCGTCGTTACGATTGTCTTTGGAAAAATCTGAACGCCAGTATTTTCGTAATAAACTAAATTACAAATCTTACCTTGTAAGGTAAATGGATCAACGTCATCATCACCTTCGATTATTCTAATAATAACATCTTCAATCCAAACACCATCTGATGCTTTTAAGATGTGTGTCGAGGGGTAAAAGAATTCTACCGTTTCATCATATAGGATCTTGAACAGAAGTTCGATTGAATCTTCTGCACCCTTAGATTCATAAAAATCGCGAATCAGTTTTACGAGTCTGCGTTGATTGACAAGCACATTTTTTGGAATGTCTACTGCATATTGCGATCTAAATTGCTCAATGAATGCTTCTAATGTAGTGTCGACATCAGAATAATCTTTTGCGCTCAAAAGAAAATTGTTGACTTGTCCCGATTGATCAAGAAACCGATAATAACCTTCTAGAAAGGTTACGAATCCAGTATACTCATTTTGAACAAATTCAGGAAGTTGCTCCTGAATAAGAAACTCTAGTTTATTCTTATATGGAGGATCGCCGATTATTGCAGTTATTGATGCACCTTCTCCTTCGTCATCTTCGATGATGACGGTAGGAGGAGTGGTGAATCCAGACCCTTGATTGATAATATTCAATGCAGTAATTTTACCGTCGACAACAGTTGCTTCTACTGATGCACCAATACCACCACCACCATCAATGTCAATCGTCGGTGAGACATAGTTACTCCCGCCTGAGATTATAGTAAACCCAGTGACAACTTTCTTGGATGGTGGAATAAGATTCATTATGTTGTAACCGTTACCTGGAGACCCGTAGTAATATTAGCAGCGACATTAGCAGAACTATCTTGATCTAATTTTAGCAGAGAGTTTCTAGAAATTGTAGGAATAATTGGTCCAGTATGATTTTCTTCAACCGTGCTTGTCAAAACTTTAGTTGTAATATCCGCAGTAACATTTTGCGGTTTAACGTAAATTCTAAATGCATTTGCGCCGCCTAACAAAGAGATGAAATAACATGTAGGTATAAGTATTTTACCTGTTGCGTAATCTATGGTTCCGAAACTGGAAGATAGAACTACATCAGTCCCAACTTGCTTCAAGTAAATTGTTCCAGTTCCCAGCGGATCTGGTGGGGATTGATCTGGAACATCAACCATATATGCATCATAATAGGTATTATTTAACAACGTATTAAAATACGTAGAAATTAAACTATTTGTTTGCACAGGTTGTCCGAAATTTGGATCCAATCTGAATGAAATTTGATTTGATACTACACCAGTAAAACGCTTGTGTAAAGTAAGATCAATATTATTCGTAATAATCGAACTAGAAGTATCCATGATCTCTGCACTCAATTTTGAATAGTAGAAATTTTGTGCAAGTTTATTCACATTAAGATCAAAGTGATCGATTACAGACTGTCTAACTCTAGTTGCAAGTTCGGATGAAGTTTCGAAAGTTTTCTTCTGCTCGTATTTAACCGTCAAATTAACACTGATGAATGTATATTCAGGATCGACAAAAAAAGGTTGAATGGAAACTACACTCTTTGGCGCAATAATATCTCGTGCGATTGTATCCTTATCTGATTCTGTAATAACAGTACCAGCAACTGGATCTAAACAAATAAACACTCTACCATAAATGGGTGGATCATTAATTTCTCCACCCCAAACACTGATAGAATTAATTCCAGGGAAATTTCTCTTAATCAGAGTCGCGTAGTCATCAGAGGTTACTGCACGATCTCTGGTCGTATTGAATTTTGGTGCATTGAATTTAATACTATCAATGCTCTCTGCTTGCGCACCACGAGAAGCACGTGTAATGACTTCTATTGTTTTAGTTTCTGTCGATCCCGTTAGAACATTATTCAAAGAAAAATTGGTTAGATTATTTGCACCATCAGCAGAACCAACAAAATATTCAACAGTAACGATGTCACCGTATTCTAATTGTTTCCCTAAAATGTTATCGCCAAATACAATTTGGTATAATCCGTCATACCCCATTTCGACCCAGAATACATTACTATCTTTATCGATGTTGAGATATGTATCTGAATAATTGAAAGTTGTAGTTATATCGACACTCGGATTTTGAACAGAAACCTTAACCGTGGTAATATCAACACTTTTGTTTGGGATGATGAATGGACCAGACAGGGTTGTGCTATCTACAAAGAATGTATTGGCAACTCTATTGCCTTCGATTAGTTTTATGCCTCCGAACGTAAATGTTTTTATCGATCCAGTTTGATCCGATACCGTAACAGTATAATCGTCATCAGGTTTAAACGAATATACACCACTTGGTGCTAACTCAGAAGGAATTCCTGTAGCAGTAAACGAAGCGTTTTTAGATAACGTGAGAGAATCTGGGACATAGTTCGCTGGTGCGACTACTTCTAGTGCGATTTCTGCCCTTGCACAAGTCTGAGAATTTGGTAAATACCCCATTGTCTTTGCAATAGAAACAACAGAAGATCTCTTCAGCGCACTATCAAGGAACATTTCATTAGCAAGAAGATGCGCAAGAGTAGCATTGTAGTGTGTATTATATGCAAGAACATCGAGCAGGACTGACATTGCAGATCCCTCGAAATTATAATCTGAAAATTCATCCTGTGAAGCAAGATATTCTTTCAGGTTTTGCTTGATTCCGTGGAAATCAAGTTCTGTTACTCTAAGTTCTGCCATTTAGCGAGCTCTCTTTAAGAATGTTGAATATGTAATTGGTTCGGGATTGCCGACTACATAGAAACTGATGGTTATGTCATATTGATTAAGGTCAAAATTTGGTGACACCTCAACCAATTCAAGTTTACATCTAGGTTCGAACTGAGTGATCAGAAGCGTAATTTGTGCCTCCAACATGTTTGCAGTAACGAGATCCATAGGTTCAAACAACATCATATAAATCGGCGAACCAATAAGATAGTTAAACGGTCTTTCACCGTTCGCAGTCAACAATAATATTCTAAGCGATTGCTTAACTGAATTGATATCAAACTTCATTCCCAAGTCACCCGTTCCAGGATGCGGAGTAAAGGAAAGATCTAAATCTTTGTATATTCTGACTGTCTTCATAATACTTATTTATATGCCTTTTAGTATTTTTTAAACGATCCATTTGCCGAAACACGTTTGTGATTATACATGGTAAAGTGTTGGTATCGATTCCCAGATTGTTTAAATGAGATATGAATCCAGTGTCCACCAGAAGGTAGATATTCTAAAAGAACTTGATCGTAAGGAACGTTTTTGATAATCCACTGCACAATCTCGTCGTGATATTTCGCCTTACTCATACCGTTGAATTTCATATCAACTGCTTGTCCGAGCATATGCTGCGAGGTTGTTGATCCTCCAGATGGAATATAATCTCGGAATCCTGATGTGAAATACATTCCAGGGAACTTAGTTCTGATTGGATCTAAGCAGTTTACTGCCAAACAACGCATGTTTGCAATCATATCTGCTTTACTGAATCCGCCATACGCTCTCAACTTACCCTTGACCATTACATCTTTTAAGGTAAATTTATCAGAGATTTTCATCCCATAATTTACGCCATTTGAAATATTAATATCTGGAAGTTTGGTTCCAGTCTTAGTTACATTACATGCAGTAGGTGCAACTTTTCCACTTTCTGGACTACTCGAACCATCTTCTCCAGGAGTCGCGCCATCTTCAATGCCCGCAGCATTTCTATCTGCAATGCCATCTTCACCGTCGTAATCCATACCCTTTGTTTCTTCTGGCGAGACACCACCGCCACCTCCAACAAATTCAGGTTCACTTGGAGTCATTGGTGAAACTGGATCTGCGACGATTGTAATATCAGGAGGAGTTCCATCGGATGCTGTCACCGCAGAACCTGCACTTCCAGGATTAACTGTGATAACTGCGCCATCTACATTGGTAGCGCCACCACCCTTGACGTTCATTGTAGAACCTGCTTGGATATTTGTCTTACCAGATGCCTTGATGTTTGTCTCTGCACCGTAAACGTTCGCCTTCGCATCTGACTTGATGTTAATATCAGAGGTAGCATCAATATTAATCTTGTTGTTGGACAGAATGTCCACGCTTGTCGCAGATCCAAGACGCCAAGAACCTGACGTGGCAGAGTCAATATTACCATTGACATCCATTGAATAATCACCATCGACGCGAGTAGCAAAGGTTCCTTTGACAGCAAGGTTCATGTTGCCACCGACTTTCCAGTCAACGTTTCCGTGTGTATCGATATTCGTATTACCACCGACTGTAAGATTACAGTTGTTTGCTACATAGATATTACAACTGCCACCAACGTGAACATTTGCCTTGCCTTCGATCGTAATAACACCATTGCGATCGATAACCGTATAACCGTCGCCGATAATTTTATTTACCTGCGAACCATCTGGTCGCATTTCTTGGAACGTGCCTGATTTATGATTTAGAGATACACGTTCTGCATTCGGCGTGTCATCAAATTCCATAGTGTGCCCAGATTCACTCTGGTAAGTATGGTTGTATGGATACTCTGCAGCAAAGGCAGACTTCGGTTGAGAGACAGATTCTCCTGTTCGACCAGCAATAGGTTTCGAAGTAGTTCTTTGTGCATCATGTTGACCGTGGATCGTTTGATCCTGTGGTAGTGCTTTAGTTTCTCCTGGATTTTTACCAACAGCAAGCGCATTAACATCACCGTTACCTGCTTCGAGATATTCTTTCTTGGGATAGACATTATTTGGATCTTTATATCCCTTTGTCGGATCAGTATTCCTTAGTCCCTCGTTTGTGGGTTGATTTGCAACAGTTGGTTTCGCTTGTATAAGTTCTGCGGGATTGGGTGCAGAGATTGTTGGTGATCCAGGTTTTACCGAGAGTATTTCATCAAACAATTTGTTTGCAGCAAATCCAACCCCAAAGTAATCTTTAGAAGTTTTTCCATTAGAACTAGTCTTAATCAAACCATTAGCAAACTTAATCGCAGTGTCGATTCCTTGACCGTTAGCAACCGACAACATTCCCAAGATAATATCTTTCGGGGAGTCTGCTGAAATTGCCTTGGAAGAAAGAAGGGATTTGATATTTCTATCGAGTAAAGAAACCATCGCATTGTTTTGTGCAGATGGATCGTTTAAAAATCCACCACCACCACCGCCAAGATTAGTAATCTGTCCAATGTGAGCAGTATCAATAATTTCTGTAATTTCTTTTTCGTGCGTGTTAACCAAAGAAGTAACCGAAGAAACTGCACTTGTTAGGTTTTCAATAGAAGGTGATATTCTGAATGGATCAAAAGAAACATCAATTGCTTCATTTACTGCAGATGTTTTTCTGTCAATTTCTTTGGAAACTGAATCAAATGAAACCCTAGTCGCAGATGGAAGTTTAACTGAATTAGTAATTAATGCAGTAGCAGAGTTTACAGCAGAAGAAGTAAGTGTTTTTGTTATGGTCTTGACCATTTTATTTGTAGTACTTAATACTTCATTTGAGTTTGTTGGTGTTCCTACTACTGCAATCTTAGTTGTAAGACCAGAAACCTCTCTAGAAAGAGTAGTTTTAACAGAAGAAACTGCCGTGCCGACAGAACCATTTGCCTCATTAACAACCCTGTTTGCAGTTTCTGCAGCGCTGCCAGTTTTTGCAGTCCAGATTTTAGGATCCGCGAGAGCAGCGAAGTTTAGATTATTACCAACGTTACCAATGTTCGTTGGAATCGGAAGTCCCAATTTATTGAGAGCATCAAGCGCAAAGTTTTTACCGAGATTTTTACCAATCAATCCACCAAGACCAAACTTCGCGAGAGAATCGGATGCCTGCGCTCTAACCCAAGTTTTCTTCGTCAGTACTGAAATATCAGGAACATTTTTTTTGATATTCTCTAGTGTTTTTTCAATAGCATTAGGCGCAACTGCACCAACAGTTTGTAATGCTTCGAGATTAAAACCATATGCCCCAACTTTACCACTATCCGAAATTGTAGAGTGTGCCCCGCCACCAACATCTTGTGCGATGGATCCCATCAATTGCTTGATTTCGGTCTCAGAAAGAACCTTGCTTATTTTGGTATTATCTAGAATTTTAGATAAATCTTGATCGCGTAGAATATCCAGCATTAGATAAGTTTCCCATTCTTTTCAAAGTTTTCCATGAAGCACTTATATAATGCTTGTTTTTGCTCATGACTAGTTGGACCCTTACCGCCCCTCATATCATTGCCTGTCAATCTAATCAACCTCGCAGCAATTCCATCTTCATTCAATTGTGATTTTTTTAACCCCGCAGAATAATAAAATTGAATTAAAACTTTTGCTGCAACTGGGACAGTATTTACCAGATCAGGGTTTGCTACCAACTGGTCGCCCATACCAATCGCCCTTCCTACGGTTCGATAATTGTCTTTAAATGTTAATTGATTGAACCCTCTTCCGCGATATTTGTAACCATCCAATGGTGCCGTAGTAACTTCAGGAATGCATGGTTGATTGCCGTAGCGGCCGCCGTAAATAGCATTTGCAGTAGCAACACTTCCTGCTGCAACTAGAGCACGTGCATATGCATCAGGATTTTTATTTTTACTAACAGCACTGAAACTTTTCTTCAAAACGTCGGGTTTTGTATATCGAGTCCCCTCAGATTGAGGAACGAAACCGCACTCAATCCCTGCTATGGCAAGTAATCCTGCAATCGCTTTAGTCGGCCAACCAGCGTCTTGACCTGCCTTAATAATCGCTTGCATATTTGCTTTATTACCTTTAGCCATCTGAGATTTTGCTAAAGTGGTGCAATTACAATTTTTGAGTTTTTCAAGTTCGGCAGGATCAACCGCAGATCCACCACCTTTGCCATCACTACCCCCAGAGGTAGGAGAGTTACCTGATCCGTCACCCCCACCGCCGCTGCCATTGCTCTCAGGAACAGCATTAATTGTCCCGACAAATGCAGGTTGTTGACCTTCTGCACCGTCCATGAAGAATCCCCAGACCCAAGTGCCTTCTACTGGACCAGTTGGCGACCAACCAATACCAGAAGTACTGGCACTATTCGCAGGCATAATTGGCATCGCCCAAGGAAGGTCGTCAGTCGGTAACTGTTCTTTATCATCTGTGTGATAACCAAGAATTCGCAATCTTACGCGACCAATACGCATAGGATCTCCACGATCTTCAACACATCCGAAGAACCAATAAAAGTTTGAATCATTATTTGAAAAGAAATTATCTGCCATTTTTATCTCATGAAAAATATGAAGAAGGATCTTGGTACTTACCATGCAAACGAATTTCGAAGTGTAAGTGGTGTCCAGTTGATCTACCTGTGCTATCACATTGCATAATTTGTTGTCCTGCCTTAACTTTCTGCCCCACAGAAACTGTTCTAGTTCCCTTCTTACCATGTGCATATCTTGTTTCATACCCGCCGCCATGATCTATATAAATGGCCTCTCCATATGAATCGCTGACATAAGATCTTGTAACCGTGCCATCTTTTGCAGCAAAAATTGGAGAACCAAGAGGAAGTTTAACATCAAACCCTTCGTGAATTTTTGGTTTACCAGTAACAGGATGTATTCTTGGTCCACTCTTACTGTTAACTACACCCTTACCGCCTGTAGGATGTGTCCATCCTGCTTTATTGACTGGTCCAGGAGATGACGGAGATGTGCCATTTTGTTCTTCCAATCCTTGCGTATCATCTGCCGCAGGAGGAGTTGGTGCGGGTGCGCGTGTGATTTCTTGGAACGCTGTATGGAACGAATCCTTGGCAATTTCCAAAATCATATTATGTGCTACTGGAGTCATCTTATGGTGAATCGCAGTAATCATCCAGACACCAGAAAGAAACGGATCCCAATGGTTTTTTGGATCAGATTTATCTGCACTATCTCCAACCTTGGGATATTTAAAGTTGATAATCTTACCAACTTCAGCATCAGTTCTTCCAGGAACTGTAATATGCATACGCAATCCAGAAATATCTTCAAGAACGCTTTGTCGCATTCCTAACCATTTATCTGGTGCATAGTCTAGTAATTCATCGTCACTAGTAGTAAGAACCTTTCTATGCACAGGACGGAAGAAACGTTTAGACAATGCTGAACGAGTTACGTTGGCAGGATATGTCATATTATCTTTGGATGCTTCATCAAATGTTGCTTTACCATTTTCAATACGGTAATTTTCCATATGAATAATATCAGGATATGAATATGAATAATCGTGTGGTGCGTTTGTCGCTTCTTTAATCATAATATCGAAAACCGTTGTGGTGCTGGCGAATCTTCCTTGATCCTGTGACTTTAGAATATCTACTTGTTCATTAAATCGAATATCGGATACAGTGTTGAAACCTTTGTCCAATCCTGGTTTGGAAGTATCAAAAGTTATTCCACCAGTCAAATTTGTTTCAGGATTGACAGGTTTTTGTAAATATACATACTCAGCAAATACAGAACTATCGTCTAATTGACTCTTAATCAAATTGTCAATAGAAGTAAAATAGAATTGTCTAGTAGTTTCATAGAACAAGAAACTCGGCGATTTTTGTTTTGCACCGATAGATCTTTGCGCTACATAATTGAGGCAACGGAATGGTGACCACATATTTGCAACGAATGCAATTTTACCCTCGTGTGGAGTATCTGCGATGACCATCGGAGTTTCATCTTCATTATCGATTCCACCAAAGCAACGTTTTTGCTTTAGATAATCAGTATAAAGTTTATCTGCGATTTCGTCGGTAGTACCCTCGTACTTTTTACTTACTTGAGTAATATTATCACTGACTGCTTCCATGGAACAGAAATATAATGCATACATTTGTTCACGGTCGGCATTCAGCATTCTATTCTTAATCGAATAAATTGAAAATGTCTTTTTGATACTTTCACCATATTCATCACCAAAAGATGGAGTTTGGATCCAAAGATTTAAAAGTTCGTCTCCAACGAGAGGTAATCCAGAAAGAAGTTCTTTCGAGTCTACAACAATCAAAACACCCTGTAGTGCATTGGAAAATATATCCTCATAGATGTTAAGTTCGACAATAAAATTTTTGATGTCAAGAACCTGGCCGTTGACACTTTGAATCTCAACAGTCTTAAAAGAAACGTCACCTGGATTTGATAACTGTTTTGATTTTGGATCCGACATATTATACTCTAATTAATCTTTGGAATTCCGAAACAAACTTACCAATTAAATTCTTTGGAATATACTTTATTTGTCGCTTCTGCTCATTTAACTCGACTTCATAGTCCCAGTTCGAAACTGGTTCATGTTCGCCCGATAGAACTTTTGCCGAATTATAATCAACAATAATCCCTTGTGGGACACCTTGTGATGCAAGCATATCTGTAGTCCTGTAATGATGCACTGCTTGGTATATATTATTCTCACCGTATTTTTCTACGCAATACGAATAAAGATCTTTATCTTTTCTTGGCCATTCTTCGCGAACATCAACGATATTGTTTGTCAGTAGTAGAACCCAATGATAATCTTCTCTTCCATACATTTTATATGCGAGCAATTCTGGAGTTTCTCCATTTTCAATGTAAGTTGTTTCTAAAAAGTCCACATTTTTAATAGGAGTTTTTGGTGCTACACGAAGAAAAATATCTGTGATGCCCTTATAGGTGCCATCGAACTTTCCTCTTAATACTGGAAATTGTCTAAAATACATCTTAATATCCTTGATTGACTCTTTGTGCAGTCATTAGTTCTAGTTCTAAGAATTCTAGACGCATAGTCGCATGGGTTGGCATACCATTATCGAATGTAGTAAATCCAGTATCACTTCCATAATCTATTGTCATATTAGTAAGAACGCAAGTGGAAATTTTGCGAACAAATTGGTTTTCTTTTCCTGCATGATAATATACAATGGTAAATTCTGAAGGATAGTTGAAGAAGTATCCAGAGTCTTTGAGTTCTGGATGCATATGATATGCAAACTTTTGAATGATTCCCATACTATCCCCCTTTCCGCCAGTTGTGCGATTAAAAATCGCCTTTGCTTCTGCTTCACTTCTTGGGGCAAAATTATATTCGAATATAAAAGATCTATTACTCATCGATTTGAAGAATTGTTCTTTGTATGGGTTAGTCACAGTTTTAGTTGTAGATTCTAGTACTTTATTAACATCAAGCGCATTGTCGCTTAAAACTTTAGAAATTTTACCACCAGAACGTAATGCCAGTTTCATGTTATCTGTACTTAGTGGATTCATTGCACCCAAGAGAGACTGGTTACCAGCACCGATCGCACCGAGCAATGTGCCCATTTCACCTTCTTTCCACGTTGCTCGATATCCTGCAGACATTTTATTTTCAGGCATCTGTAGAGCAATGGCACCAGCACCTGTATATAGTTCCTGATTACCTGACAATGCTCCGATGGCACCACCAACAAGTCCACCACCTAAAGTTTTTGCTGCAACGCTACCAAGGCGACCCAAAAGACTAACGCCACCAGCATTTTTACCGCCACCATTAGTCAACTGTTCTGCGATGCCAAGACCAGCACCAATACCTGCACCTAGAGCAGCAGTTTGAGCAGTTGCCTTTTTTGGTTGTTGTGTATTTTGCTGACTTTTATCAAAGACCTGTCCACCATTGTTCTTGAACGATTCACCAAGACGAGAACCTTCTCTTACCAATGGATAAAAGACAACATAATGCGGGGATTGCGTTTCTACATCAAGTGGATACCGAAGCGCACTGCCACTATCGATTCCATATTTTTGAACATGTGCCTCTCGCGCTTTATCGGTTGGCGTGAATTTGATTTGCGACACGAATAAATATCCCTTAGATTGGTATTTTCTTATATTTATATGGTTTATTCAAAAGATTCACTCAAAGGCAGATATAATATACAGAAACCCAATAAGTATATTGGGGATCCGAGCAACATCATCTTCCGTTCTAGTTACGAACTAAAGTTTATGAAATGGTGTGATGCGAATGATAATGTTTCGGAGTGGGGGTCAGAAGAACTTGCAATACCATATAGATCTCCTGTTGATGGAAGAGTCCATAGATACTTCGTCGACTTCTATATTAAAGTCAATGATCAACGTTACTTGATAGAAATTAAACCTGCTAAGTTTACGCAGGAACCCAAAATCCCAAAACGAAGAACAAAACAGTTTCTCCAAGAAGTAATGAATTGGGGTGTGAATCAAGCAAAGTGGAAAGCAGCAACTGAATTCTGTTTAGATAGAAAATGGAAATTCCTGATATTAACTGAAAAAGAATTGGGAATAACGAATAAATAGTTATTATGGCAAATCCTTTCGAAAACCTTCGTGCTAAAGCTGGGGATGGACAAAAGTCTATCTGGTGGTATATGCGCAATGCTCAAAAATTAGTCGGCGCGAGTTTATCGCCGAATACAGCAATGCAATCTGATATTGGAGAACTAAAGTCAAACATCGAAATCGGTTCGATGTATATGTACTATTACGATCCAAAATGGAAAAACGAATTACCATTCTATGATGCCTTCCCGTTAGTGCTGCCATTCGGTCCAGCACCTGGAGGGTTTTATGGTATCAATCTGCACTACGCACCATATCTGGTAAGAGGAAAGATTCTAGGCGAGTTGCTTGATTACACAAATTCAAAAACATTTAGTCCCACTACCAAAATTCAAATGTCGTATCAAATGTTACAGAGCATTAGCACTGCAAATGAGGTTAAACCTTGCATCAAGCATTATTTGACAACTCATGTGCAATCAAGATTTATGAAGATAAATCCCATCGACTGGAAAAGTGCCATATTTTTACCCCTTGAAGCATTCCAGAAAAAAACAAAAGAAGAAGTATTCAGAGACTCGAGGAGTAAATACTAATGGCAGCGGCAGGCAACGGGATACAAGAATTTCTCGCAGAAGTGGGTGCAAAGGACTTAGCACGTTCACACAGATTCGAAGTAATTCTCGGCACACCGAAATGTATGAATGGTTTGGAAAATAGCATTACCAATGCACTTCTAAATATTCCTGGAGTTCCAGAAGCATCAGAATTTCTTCTGGGACAGAAAAACACTCCCGAAAATAATAACACTGCTTATACATCACTAATGTGCGAAGAAGCAATCTTTCCTGGATTAGTGATGGGTTCAAAACCATTCAAGTATAATAACCGTGTCGAGAATCGAGCAACTTTTCTAGACTATACTGGCGAATCTGCAACATTTACTTTCCTTTGTGATAAAGACTGGAAAGTAAAGAAATACTTCGACACATGGATGCGCAAGATCGTAAATCCTGAGAAACGATATGTTGGATATTATGAGGATTATACGTGTCAAATCGTTTTAAATTCACTGGATCAAAACGACCAAGTAACACAAACATGGATCATGGAAGAAGCATGGCCTAGAGCAATGGCACCTGTTTCATTAGCATGGTCCAATACACAATTCGTTAGACTGCCAATAACCTTTACATTTAGAAATTGGAGACTGCAGCAAAATGTCGGATCAAGAATGGAAAATGTGCTTGGTGGACTGGCTGGCGATACATATGCGGACAGAGGGCAACCCCTCGGATAAATTATTAGGAGAATATTATGTTACCTGTTATGGAAACACCAACGTTTTACGTTGAAATGATTGGAAGTAAAGAGCGAGTTAAATTCAGACCATTCTTAGTGAGAGAAGAAAAGTTGCTGATCATGGCATCAGAATCTGAAGATCAATCTGAAATGTTAAACGTGATGCAAGAAATTGTCGACGTTTGTAGTTTCGGTAAATTGGTAGGCAAAGATCTCCCGTTCTTTGAACTCCAAAATATCTTCATTAAACTTCGCTCTGAATCTATTGGTCAGATTACCGAGTTTAATTTGGTATGTGGTGAGTGCGGTCATAAGACTGCAGCGGAACTTGACTTGACAACAATTAAACCCACGATTACCGAGGGTCATACAAATAAAATCGATTTCGGAAACGGTCTTGGGGTTATTATGCGGTATCCAACTTCGATCGATATGGGAGGCGATTCCGTAACATATGATTTAGTAGTTTCTTGCATCGATAGTGTCTACACTACAGATGAAGTCTTCACAACTAAAGATATTCAACGAAAAGACGTAGAGCAATTTGTTGACAATCTAACCTCTTCACAGTTTAAGAAGATTACAGAATTCTTTCTTTCTATGCCCAGAGTCGAACATAAGATTGAGTACGATTGCTCGAACTGTTCAACAAATAATGTAATTTTCCTCGACGGTGTAGAAAGTTTTTTCGAATAACCCTTTCTCATGACAACATGAGGAATCATTATAAGACCAACTTTATTTTAATGCACGAACATAAATATTCGTTAAGTGAACTTGAAAATATGATTCCTTGGGAAAGGGAAGTTTATGTTGGTTTATTGGCAATGCACTTAAAAGAAAAAGCAGATAAGCAAAGGCAGCAACAATAATGGAAACCAAGTCCGCATCAGAAAGATTTGCGAGGGTAATAGAAACCGCCAAGAACACTTCGAGTTCTGGTGAAAAACCAATGCAATCTGAAGAAAAGGACAAATTGTTCTCTGAAGTTCGCAAGGTTCTAGATCTTAATAAGAATAGACCTGCTGATAAGGAAGCATCTGCAAGATTGGTAAATAGTTTTATTCAATCTATCGAAAGGAATACATCTGATGTAATCCGCACAATGGAATCCCAAGACAAGAAACTCATGGAGGATACGTTGGATGCAATTACAAAATTGCAATTCAAGACGGTCGACGAGTTTAAGAAATCACTCAAAGACATCAATGACCTTGCATCAAAAATGATTGCTAGAAGCGAAAGTGGTGGTCCAGGACAACTTGGTGAAATTGGTAAAGAGTTACAACAGCAAGCTCTAGGCGAACGCTTCAAGGCAGAAGGTTTAACACTAGAAGGTAAAGACGACACATTCGTCAATCGTCTGAAACAAGAATTGTTTGGAAACTCAAAAGAACCTGGAAGAGAAGGCACGCCAACTAAAGGATTCAGAGAAGGTTTCAAAAACGCTGGCAGCGAATTCATGGGCGGATTCAAGAAAGGATTGACGCCGCAGAGCGGAGTTCTTGGGAGCATATTCAAATCTCAAGAATCCCGCCGCGAAGAAATTCGTAATGAAACCAATCAATCGAATGAAAGACTTTCAGAAGTAGAACGTTTAAAGAAAATGTTTTCTGAGGCAATCGGTAGCAAAACAGAAACCAATAAGTCTACCAATAAGTCTACCAATAATAATTCAACGACGACCAGTCAGTCAACCAATGACAATAATAACTCTGTAACCAATCAGTCTGCCAATGACGTTAATAATTCAACGACGACCAGTCAGTCAACCAATGACGTTAATAATTCAACGACGACCAGTCAGTCAACCAATGACGTTAATAATTCAACGACGACCAGTCAGTCA